GCACCGCACAATGCAGCCGCTGACAGATCGCGCGCGTCTTGCGTGTAGTTTGTGGATGCTAGGGCCGGTGTTGAGACAAAGGCAAGGAGGATGGCGCGTTTCATTCCGAAGTTTCCACTTTTGCTTGGCGCTCGACCCAATCTTGCAGGGCCTTTCCGCGCACGCTGTTTTGAACAAGCGTTTCGAGGTCGTCTATTTTAACGGCAACGACTGAGGTATCTGGATTGGTGCCATCAACTCCGCTGGCGGTGTCGGGAACGGCGGACATGACAGTTTCGCAGGACGCGCCTCGATTGGCTTTCCGCAGCCGGTCAAAGCGAGACTTCCAATCAGCAGCATCGGCGCGATAGTCTTTGACAGTTTCATCTGTGATCTCCTTTGACGCCTTGGCCACGCGGGCCAGATTATGCGCTTGCAGGGCTTCCGCATCGGCCTGAGCCTTCTTGAAATTGGCCACCGTTTGCACATGTGCGGCGCGTTCCGCCTTTATCGTGTCGTGAAGCCCGTTATTTGCCCGCCAGAGCCATGCACAGGCCACGAGAAGCGCAAGGGTGGCACTTTGCCAAGGATGGCGCGCAATGAAGCCTATGGCGGCTCTAATCGCATCCTTGATGAAGCCGAAGCCCTTTAGGAGCATGGGGAGCAGGAAGGCGGGCACTATTTAGGCCCATCCTCTTCGTCCTTGCTGTTCATTTCCACGCCGTCCTTGCCCGCCTTGAACGCGCGGAAGGAAACGAACGCCGCATAGGCCAGCATCCCCAAAAGCATGGCGAGCGTAATGCGCATTCCGATCTGATAGAACCGTTCAAGCCGGTCCAAGGCAGGCGCATCGAACCAGCGGATTGTATAAAGCACATAGACCAGCATTCCGCAGAGCGCCGGGACGCTCAACGCAAAGAACACATAGATCAGCGTTGCGCGGCCATCCTTGGTGAAGGGGAGCCATGTGAGGGGGTTTTTTGTCATGCCTGCCCCCTGTAAAGTTTGGCTTCCGCTTCCCGCCGCCGTGTCAGGCCAGCAAGCACTTTGCCAGCCGCCCGGTTCCAGCGTATGAATTGATCGGCGGCCCCCACATAGTCCCCCGCGATGTGCTTGCGCAGCAACGTGGACGAAAGCAGATTGCCCAAGCCGACATTGAACGCGAATGACACGAGCGCGTCGAACCTGTTTTGCGTCGTTTCCTTCTCGCTAATCGCCGTCCAGACGCCCCGTGCGAACCGCGCCAGATCAGCCTGCAAAGCGGCATCGGCTTGGGCTTGCGTCCAGACAACGCCCGGCTTCACTTCCGGCCCTGTGTGCCCCACGCCAATCGTCCACGGATCGCCGCCCGTTCCCGGATCGGGATAGGCTTTCAGGACGCAGCCCTCAAAGGACTTGACCAGATCGGCACATGCTTTGCTTGGTGTCATTTCCCACCTCCAATGCTCACAAGCCTCTTGAGCGCAGACAAGCCAATCGGGCCTGACATGCCGATAATCAGGCAGGCCGGGATGATGCGCCACGGGTTGCCGTCCAGATATGCCGCCGCCGCCATGCCCAAGGCGAACTGCGCCGCGAACATCGACACCGCCAGCTTGCGCGCCTTTACCGCCTCAGGGCTGTCATGGCCGTGTTTTGCGTCCACTTCGCCTTGCAGCGCATAGGATCCGCCGAACACGGAACCGAACACGCAGAAGATAACCAGCGCCCAATCAGCGCCCGTCAATCCCGCCATGTTGCCAAGGATCGTCAGCGAGCTACCGCTTGCCGTAATCGTCGCGCTTTTCGCTATCGTTGCCGTGCTCACAGGCCCCATTCCGACGCCCCCAAAACAATAGCCATCGCCGCCGCCGAACCAACCACGCGCCACGGATGCCCGATCTTCATTGACGGGTGCATGAGCCGCCAGCACAGCATCAGCGCGATCGAACCAACCAGCACAACCCAGCCGGTCAAACTCGGCTCAATCGGTAGCGAGAAGTGATAGCCGCCGGGTTGCATGAGCGCGCCGAATGCCATTGTGCAGAGCAGGAACGCCCCCGCGAATATCTCATGTTCGACAACATCAACGCGCCTGTGCGTGATAGCCTCAAGCGCCGGATTACCCCCGTTGATCCACGCGCGCCCGCATAACCCCGCCCAAGCCATGAAGCGAAAGCCGAGCACGAGCATAATGATTGCCGTGAAGTTTCGGAGGATGTCGAACGTGACGTGCATTATTTCGGATCGCGGCGCACGTTGGGATCGCGCTCAGGGCAATCGCCTTTCGGGCAAGGCTCCGTGCCGTTGCCGACAACGGTGACAGGCTCCTGGTAGCCCGTTGTGTCGCAGGCCGTGGCAAGAAGCGCCAGGGCGAGAATTGCAATCGTTTTCATGTCAGTCTCCTTATGAAGTAACGGCTTTGAGGACGGTGAAATTGAAGACGGGCTGTTCGGTTGTCGTGCCGCTTGTTGTCTTGAATGAAATCTTGAAGCTGCCCGCCGCGACGTTGGTGACGTGGATTTCGTAGAGGTCTGTTCCCGACTTCTGACAGACATGAACAACGTCCGTCGCAGCAACCAGCGTGTTTGTGACCGTGAATGATTGCCAGCTTGTAGAACCCGCCGCAGAAACCAGCGTGATTGCCCCACACGACTTGCTGAGCGTGACGCCGGTTGTGCGCGACGTGGCCTGTGTGACCGTGCCGCCAGCGCCAGTGCCATAACCAAGCGAGCCGACGCCCTTGACCAGAAAGTTGCCGCTGTCATCAATCGTCACGTCCTGGAGCCAAGTGATTGTGCCGGCCGCCACACCAGCCGCAGCCCGATAGAACCCCATTTCAGTATCACGCAGGCGGATCAGGCGCGCCTTGCCGGTCGCGCTGTATTTATACGTTCCGGCAACCGATTGGTAATAGTTCGAGCCGATCTCGATTTCGTTGCCGTTGGTCGCTTCGACGCCCCAGACCGCACCGTTGCCGACCTGCAAGGCTTTTGCATTGGAAAACCAAGACAGGACCGTTGAGCCGATGAAGTAATGACCGGTGAGGTTCTTTGACATGAAGTCGGTGATGAGAAAGCGTGTCTCGACAACCGGCCCCGTGCTTTTCTGGCCCCAGAGGTAGCTATTCGGGGATTGCCGATCTGCGACAACCGCCGCTGTTGTGGTGGTAAGATCAACCATTGGCTTGTTTCCTAATCAAGGCTTCTTGTGCATTGGATTGCGCGCGGATTGCATCGATGACTGCGAGCCGTGCATCGCCTTCCGGTGTTGGTTCGCGAATGTCGTTCAGTTGCTTCCAGAGCGGTGCGACTTCGAGGATTTGCCGTGCCGCGTCGGCCTTCACCGCCGCGATTGCGACTTCCTTGTCATGCTCAGACCAATAGCCATCGGACAGGGCTTCAAGTTCGTCCGCAGGATAGCCTTGTGGAAAGACGATCTGCCCCGTTGGCAGGTGCAGGAATGAAGGCCGATCAGGATTGGTTGACATTGGTTGTCCCCGTGATCGTGCGATTGCCTGAACCAGTGCCTGATCCTGTGCGGTGGGCAAGTATCTGGAATTCATAGTCAGAGCCGTTTGTGAGGCCCGTTTTCTGGAAACTGAATGTGATCGATCCCGCACTCGAAACGAGAATGCCATCGCCAAATGGATCGGTGATAGTTGCCTCAGAAGACGCTGCAACCTCGGTCGTAATGTCGGCAAAGGAGCCGCCGACCAACCGCCATTGGGCCTTCAAGGACATGCCGTAGGAGCCGACGCCGGTTGACTTCGGTGTGCAGGTGAAGCTGAGCGAACCTGATACCGTGATATTGCCAGTTGAAGACGCGCGAACCGTCACAGGCCCGCCGTGAACCGTTCCATAGCTATCGCTCGAAACCGCTGTGTAGGACGTGATTGTCGCGCTTGTTGCCCCCGCGCCGCCGCCCGATGGAGCCGCAGCATTGTTCTTTGTGACCGCTATCGATCCTGTCAGCGTGACGCCATCGCGCACGGCTGTGACAACAATGTTACCAAGCGCGCCGCTGCCGGTTGCCGCGCTGATCGAGATATTGCCCCGCGTCGATCCTGCCGAGATTGTATCTATGGTTGCCGTGATGCCGGGGGGGAAAGTCGCGCTCCAGGTTGTCGTATCGTCAACATTGGTCGTGCCAAGCAACCGCGTGCAGACCAGATCGATCGGCAACGAATCCGTCACTACCCCCAGATAATCAGCCGTGATTGCAAGCGTCGAGGGAACCGTGAGCGATGGCACAGACTGAGCCGTCACGTCCGCATTGTCCTGTGGCTTTGCGTTGCCGGTGATCGTTGTCCAGTCTGCCGTTGTGGCAGCCGTCGCAATGGCCGTGTCTTGCACTTCAACCCAGCCGCTATCGGTGATTGAGTTTGCGCCCGATGTGGCTGTTACGCCATTTGTGGTGACTGGCGTGCCTTCGAAGCGGAATTGTTTTGCGCTGGCGTCAAAATAAAGCGAGCCGATAGGCGGATCGGTCGGGATTGTCGTCGGGTAGCGGATTGTCAGTGCCGCCGCGCTGATGCCTTGAATAAGCGGGCTGTTGATCGGATCATAAACGGACGGTGCCGCCGGTGTGACAGCCGCCGCTTCTTCCGCCGACCACGCATAGATCGCGGAATTTTCCTCCTGCATCGCCATAGTTACGACGCCGTTCATGCGGATCGTCTGTGCGGTGACGCGGAATAGCTTTGTGCTGAACCCTAGCGCCGAGAATGTCAGTGTCACTACGTCGCCCACTTGGCACTGCCATGCGGACGCCTTGAAGTCTGCCGAGAATACACCTTGATACTGCGCGCGCTGCAATTCCTGCTTGGCGAGCCTTTGCGCTTGGCTGGCGCTTTGGACCATCGCCAAGTCGAACGTGTGAATGCGCTCAAGTCCGTCCGGCGATGTCAGTGTAACAGCGGGATAATCTACGAGTTGATAAAGGGCATTGGTTGAGGAATCTGTGCGCTTGCCGCGAACCTGGTTGAAACTTTCGTCAAGACCTCGCTGCGCCTGCCAGTCGAATGAATCCAAAACGTCCGTGTCAGTGAAAGCCGCAACGGGCGAGGCAAGGTCATTGTAAAGGATCGAAAGCGAAAGCTGCCCGCCAACATCGCGCAACGTGCCCGCGCAAGCCGACAGAAGCACGTCAATTACGGCAGAAGGTGTGTCCGCCTCTGAAACGACGCCATAGGTCCTGTAACGCTGTTCAGTCCCCCCAGCCGCGAGCGACACGGATTCCTCGCAGATATTCGCCGCTGCGATGAAGGATGCCATGTCGATACGCGCCGGAGGAATGCCCCGACCGATTGCCAGCTTGCCGCCTATCTTCCATCCAAGCAGATAGAACAGCAATTGCAGGGCCGGATTGTTTCCAGTCGTACTTGTCCATGTCCATGTTGTCTGGTCGTTTGACCTCTGCGAACCGGATCCGCCCGCCGTGGTGTCAAGGCGCGGATCGTAGAGTTTCGCGCCGTTGCCGATGAATGTGGTCCGCTGCGGGATGCTTGATGCGAACGGGCTTTCGGTCTTTTTGGTGTTGCCGGTCGTTTTGAACCTGAGATGCACATAGGCGCAGCCGGTCAATCGTTGCGCGCTGCCCCATGTGCCGCCGCCATTGATTGCAATCGTGTTTGCGGACGTGCCGACCGTTCTGATTGTGACCGTGAGATAGCCTGAGAATGTTGACGTGACGCCGCCGCCAAGCGTCCATGCCTGCCGGTCTTCAATCCAGATTTCATCAACCGACTGCACCTCATGGCTGGCGACGCAAATGATGCGGTCAAGATATTCCTGATTGGTTCCCGACCATTCCTCATATCGAATATCGTTTGCGAGCGCGGTTGCGCCACCGAGAACAATCTTGCGCGGTGCGCCTGGGTCGATTGTTGAGTAAAGCCGTTCGCGTTGCGAGCTGGGAACTTTAGGTGCCTTGGGGGCGAGCAATTTTCCAGCAACCGAAAGCCCCGCCATGATCGCAAAAGACGCAAGCTGGCCAATTCCGGGAATGAAGTTGACCGCGATTGCCGCGATCTTGAGAACTGTTCTGACTATCTTGCCCATTAGCCGATAGCCCAGGCGGCTTGCCATTCGGCAAACGGAATGCGTATCAACCCCGGTTCGTCATTCTCAATGCCGACGAACAGCGCGTAGCCACCAAAGCAGACGCCAACATTGCCTTCCGCTAAAACCAGATCGCCGCGCCGCGCAACCTCGCCGCCCTCGTCGGGCTCCCCGCCCCCGCATCCCGCCTCGCCCTCGTCGGGGGCCGCTACGTCGCCGCGGGCCGCCTGTGGGTCGCCTGGACGCCGTGGGCCGCGCGCCCGTGGGCCGTCGCCGGCGTCGCCGCAGGACGCCCCGCCGATGACTGGCTCTCCGCGACCTGGCCCGACGAGGGGCTCCGCGCCCGCCCCGACGCGCCCGCCCTGGGCCTCGGGGCGCTGCGCCTCGCCCCCGGCTCCGCGCTGGGCCGCTCCCCGGTCGGCCCGGAGGACTGGCGAACGATCACCCGCCCGCGCGCCGTCGGAGAGGCCGTCACCGCGGCGCGGCTCGACGTCGCGGCTCGGGTAGCGGCGGTGTCGAGATCGGCCGTCCTGGAGGCGCTGGACGCTGCCGGCTACGCCCCGCCGGCCGCTTCCGATCTCGCGGATCTTCTCATGGTCCGCGCTGCCGAGATCGGGCGACTGTACGCCCCCGACGCCGCCTAGCCGGAGCGTTGCGCGCCGCGCGCTGCGTTCGCCCGGTTGGACGCCGCTTGACGCCGGTTCCACGGCGGGTCATCGCGGCGCAAGGGAGGTCGGAGCGTTGCCGGTCTTCGCGCGGGTCCGCAAGTCCGAACGGTCGATGAGCGAGGGCCTCATCTGGGTCGAGGTGTACCTCCCGTTCGACCCTGAGGCGTTCGCGAAGTTCTCGGCGCTGGAGGCCAAGCTCGGCAGCGCGGAGCTCGCCGCCGCCACCGCTCCCGACCTCGCCGACCGCGCCCTGACCCCGATCGACTCGCACGGGGAGGCGATGCTCGGCGAGGACGTCGCCCGGATGGCCCGGCGCTACCTCGCCGACTACCGCAAGGTGGACCAACGCCACGACCTGCAGCCGGTGCAGACGGTCCGCGTCGTCGAGAGCTTCGTCAACGGCCCCGAGGTCGCGAGCCCCAACTACTGGCCCGGGGCCTGGGTTGTCGTCCTCCAGGTCGATCCCGGGTCCGCCGAGTGGACCGCGATCGAGGACGGGACGTACAACGCCGTGAGCTTCTGGGGCAGCGTCACCAAGACGCCGGTTGTACCGGTGTTCCCCACGGAGCAAGCATGAAGCCTGAGAAGTTCGCGGCCCTCAAGGGCCCCGACGGCAAGCCCGTCGTTACGATCATGGGCGATCCCGACGTGTCGGTCGTCTCCCTCGTCCCTCGGGGCGCCAACGGGCGTCAGTTCGGCGTCGCAAAGGCGGAGATCGCCGAGGGCCCCGACCTGAACGGCGGCGCGATGGGCGTCACCCCGGCCGAGGTCGGCATGATCCGCCGGTTCCTGTCGTTCTTCTCGGGCGGCACGGTGACGGACACCACCGCCAAGAGCGAGGGCGAGGCCGCCGTCTCGTTCTCCGAGGCGCTTGCCCCTCAGGTGTTCTGGGACCGCTGGTGGAACGTGACCAGCGCGCTGCGCGAGTCCGTCGAGTCGGTCATGGAAGACACCATGATCACGGACAAGCCGGCCGAGATCCGGAAGCGCTTCTCCGACGCGGCCAACTACCTCGTGAGCCAACTCCCGGCGTCCAACCCGCTCGGCCTGGAGATGGTCGCCAAGGCGCACCGCGAGGCCGCCGACGATGGCGCCCGGGCGTTCGTCGAGAAGGCCGGGAAGGTGCTCAGCACCAAGAACAAAGCCGCCGTCACTTCGGCGATCGCGGCGCTCCAAGCGGTGCTCGACGCCGCCGAGACAAGCTCCACCACCGCCGCGAAAGCGGCCGACAACCAGGAGGACGAGCCCATGAAGCTCGACCAGAACGCAATCAACGCGGCGGTGACCGCCGGAGTGATCGCCTACAAGGCGGCCAACCCGGGCGCGACCGACGCTCAACTCGTCAGCATCGCCGCGAAGTCCGCGGCCGAGATCGTCGCCAAGGCGTCGATGAGCCCCGACCAGCCGGCGCGCCCCACCGGGCAGCTCGAGGGCGAGATCGCCGACGCGGGCGCGGGCCTCCAGGCCGCGAGCCTCCAGGCGATGGTCGATCGCGCGATGGCGCCCCTGATGGCGACCGTCGCCAAGCAGGCGCAGGAGATCGCCGACCTCCGCTCGATCATCGTCGAGGGCGCCGTCGTCACCGATGACAAGGGCGTCGTCGCGAAGTCCGCCGACGGGGCCGAGATCCGCGCTCCGGGCTTGCTCGACACCCTCAGCAACGTGGGCAAGTCGATCGAGGGCCTCCGCAACCGCGTCTCCGCGATGGAGCGCGCCGTCCCCGCCGGCAACGCCGGCCGCATCGACCACAACCGCGACACCGCTGCCAAGTCGGACGACGCCGTCGCCGCGGAATTCCGCCGCATCATCGGGGGTGCCCAGTGAGCCGCTCCACCACGCAGATCCTGGCCGGCCTCAACGCCGTCAACATGGCGCTCGGCCTCCCCGGCGCCGCCTCCCTCCGCGAGGCCGCCGCGAAGTCGGATGACGTCGCGACCACGGGAAACCTCGCCTCCGGCCAGTTCATGAACCGGACCGCCGTGCACGGTCTGATCGTCGACGCGGCCGATGACTCCGGCTGGCTCGGCGCGACGTCGATGAAGTACGTCACCCAGAAGTCCGGTGAATTCACCGATATGACGATGGGCGACTGGCTCATGGAGCCGGCGGACGAGGGCGAGGCGCAGACCGCGTCGAACGTTCCGACGACCGCCTCGATCGAGTACGAGACGACGAAGTTCCACGGCACGGTGTTCTACACCCCCGAGGACCTCGAGGAGGCCGCAGCGTCCGGCGAGCCCGACTTCCTCGGCAAGCTCCGCAAGCTGATCGCGATCCGCCTGGGCAGCAACATCGCGCAACTCGCCATCAACGGCGACACCGACCTCGCCACCGGGGCGACCACCCGCGAGAATCGATTCCTGGGCAAGAAGAACGGCTGGCTCAAGCAGATCCGCGACTCGGGCAACGTCCTGTCCACGACCCGCGGCTCCGCCTACTCGATCGCGGCCTTCCAGAGCGCCTACGACAACCTCCCCGAGCGCTACCAGAACGATCCCAACCTCCGTTGGATGATCGCGCCGATGCTCGCGGCGAACGCGCAATACTCCTTCGCATCCGCCTGGGCCTCGGCCTCGCAGGTGGCGAACGACGCGCTCCTGACCCGCCAGCAGGCTCAGATCCTCGGGATCCAGCCGGTGCAGGTGCCCCAGATGTCGCGGACCCAGGGCTTTGCCACCCTGAACGGCTCCACCGTGGCCGCCGACGCCGTCACGAACCCCTCGGGGACGATCATCAAGCTGCGCGTCGACACCCTCCTCGGCGGCGCCGCGGCGGGCAACGCGGGCCGAAAGGTCAAGGTCACGCGCAACTCTACCGGGTTGTCGGAGACCCGCACGGTCACCTGGGACGGGACGAACAACTTCGTGTCGACCGTGGGCGCGCTCGGCCAGGGGTCGATCTCGACCACCGCCAGCGACTACACCCTCGACATCGCGGACTGCGCCAGCATCCTGCTCACGAACCCGCGCAACTTGGTCAACGTCATCGACGTGAGCCGGTTCCGCATGTTCAACAAGTTCGAGCAGGAAGCGGATAGGTACCGCCTGGACTTCTATATCCGCATGTGCCCCCTGGTCTACCGCCCCGAGGCGGCGTCGATCCAGGACGGCATCATCGTGTCGTCCACGTCCTTCGGGTCCTGACGCCCCAGGGCTCGCCCCCTTTGGGGCGGCCCGTTCACACGCTTTGGAGCTGGGAATGCTGTACCTTCTGACCTTCGTTGTCGTCGCCGCCTCGGTCACCATCGACGGGGATCGCGTCCCCAAGGG